TAGCGACAGTGCGTTGGGATTTATACGAAGAAAAAAAATGCCTCGCGTAAAGCTCAAATACAGACAAAACCGGGCGGCTGTTTTTTCTCCTGTTGAGTCGCCCGAGGGCGAGGGTGCTGATCTTCACCAGCCGTCAGCACCTTCGCTTTTTAATTATGCCTTAACTAAAGCGCAGCAGGAAAATCAAGTTCGCGTGCATGGTAAAATACGAGATCGTGAAAAAGCTGTGCAAAGCGCTATGACTGAGGTGCTGCGGTTTGAATACAGCCAAAAAAGGTAGCGCTTTTGAAAACGAAGTGCGGCAGATTTTTGAGGCCGCAGGATTTGCGGTTATCCGAGGCGCGGGCAGCAAAGGTTTTTTTGACAGCCCTCATGGTCTTATTAAACCGGATCTCATCGCTAGCAAAGCCGGAACGAAAAACCGTTACGAAATCCAGATAATTTGCGCTCAGTGCAAGGTGCGGAAAATAAAATGACTTGTTTATACAGCCCAGCAGATTTTGAACTTATCAAACTTCCAAATCAACTCCAAACGATCTCCGCAGATGTTTGCAAAGCTTTTTGTGTAAGCAGCACTGACATGAAAAGTGATCGTCAAGATCGGCACACTTCCATTGCTCGTTGGGCTTTTTGTTGGCTGTGCGTTAAGTGCACTTCTAAAAATTATTTGCAAATTGCAAAATTTTTAAAAAAAGATCGTACTTCAGTGTCGCATGGTTTCAAACGAGCTAACGAAATGCGTGCTGCCGATGAGCATTTTTTCAGCGTTACAGAATGTCTCAAAAAACAATATTTGGAAATTTTCGGGTGAGAGGACTGTACACAATCAGTCGTGGTGTTTTTGATCATCCCGCATTTAAGCAAGAACCGTTTACAGAACGCGAGGCTTGGGTCTGGTTAATTGGCGAGGCTCAGTGGAAAAACAACCGCAAACGCATCAATGGTCAAATTATCGAACTTAATAGAGGTCAGCTTAGTCATAGCATAAGATTTCTTGCAATCAGGTGGGATTGGTCGATGTCTCGCGTTAACCGTTTTTTAAAACGTCTTAAAACCGAAACAATGATCGAAACGGATAACGAAACAGGGCAAAACGTCATAACTATATGTAATTACGAGACTTACCAAGACTTCAGCAAGTATCGTGAAACAGTAAATGAAACGGTATTTGAAACGCGACCGAAACAGGAGCGAAACAAAAAAGAACACCAGATAACACCAGATAATAAAAAATATATAAAGGAGGATTATTTTTTTGTTGGGAAAGTAGGAAAGATCAATCAAGAACAAGCAAATGTTTGGAAGGAAGCCTTCCCACATATTGACTTGAGGGGGGAGCTTGAAAAAGCCGATGCGTATTATTCTCTTAATCCGCAGTTAGCACAAAACAAATGGTTTTTTAAATTTGCCAGTTGGATTGCCAGAGCGAACAGCCAAGCGGCTCCCCAAGATCAAGTGCACCTCAAAAAATTTAGCGAATGGACCGAAGCAGAAAAGGAGCTTGTTGCAAAATGTCTGAGAGTCGGACAAAGCCCGCAATCGTGGAAGCTAACGGAGGAGCAAATCGCCGGTTTGAGAAAGCGCGAACAAAACCAAGCGGGCAGTGGGTTTTTGCCCGCCAAGAAAGAAACCTTGAAAAACTTAACCGATTGCGAGGCGATGAAAAAAAAATTGCCAAGCTATACAAAGGCCGACGATATGATGGTTCGAGCTAATGGGTAGACCTAGAAAAGCACTGCACTCGGTTCTGCCCACCTCGGAGCGCTATCGACAAGGCGGTATTGTTATTGAAAACACCGAAAACGAAAACTCTGAAATTAGATCGAGGGCAAAAGTAAAATGGCCCACAACAATCCACCGCTTGCATGGGCGCGATAAAATAACAGTTGCCCAGTTTTTGTGCGCTCTGGATTTGCAGTATGTACATCAAGCTGCCATCGGTTCGCCACAAGTTGTCAGTCAGTACAGTGACATGGTTTCACACGGCTCCGTGCAATCGGCCTTTGCCAGAAAAGAAGATGCGTGGGCGGCATATAATGCTGCGGCCCGGTTGCTGGATAAGCAGGTGTGGGCGGAGGTACGGCGTATTGTTATTGAAGGAGAAGCGCCTAAAACACGCACGGCTTTACGGAGATTGAAAAAGGGGCTAGATGAGTTGGACGAGTGGGGCGGGCTGCGAAAATCATTTATTGATTAGGCCACTTAAACCCGGACACCAGTGTCCGCCTTTTTAGATACTGGTTCGACCTTCTCAAAATGCGCCTTATAAAAATTAAGCGCGTCTTTCTTTGTTAAAAATTTAGGACTGTAAATCGTGCAATCTCGACGGTCGTCGTTCCAGCGATATACTTCCCATTCATACCATGATGCACCCCATTTTCTAGCGCACATTTCCCAGTGACTATCGAGTTCCCACTTTCGGGTATGAACTCTGCTGCCTCTCCTGCCTTTTTCGTATATTAACTGCATTTTATCTTTCTCCTGTAAACCCGGACACCAGTGTCCGCCTTTTAAAAACTTGTTCGACCTTTTTTAACAGCCCTGTAAAAATCGAGTGCATCTCTTTTTGTGTGAAATGTAAGACTGGGAATATTGCAATCTCGATGGTCTTTGGCCCCGCAATATACTCGCCATTTATACCCTGAGCCACATTGTCTAGCGCTCATTTGCCAGTCATGATCCAGTTTCCACCTTCGGATATGGACTATGCCACCCCTTTTGCCTATTTCTTTTATTAACTGCATGGCGCTCATTTGACCCTCCCGAAATGCGCCCTGATGCCATCCTCTGATAAAGCAAAATCATTTACTGATGCGCCCCTCGAGCTTTCGCCACTATCCTCAATTAGATTTTTTTCCAGCAACGAGGCCATAACGCCTCCAATTGCCTGTTTGTCCCAGCCTAAAAACTTCTGCAAATCGTTTGCGTTCATCCAAGTGAAGTTGTCTTCCAACAATTGTTCGTAACTATGATCGGGGCAATTGTCTTCGACGAATGCCGCAAGCATTTTAATTTCCTTATCTGTCAAGTTATGTTCGCGTGATGTTGTCATTTGATCTTTCTCCTGTTGTTATAAAAGTATTATGCCATAGTTTTTCTATAGATACAAGCATTAAAATACAGCTTTTGTATATTTATTGGACAAAAATAACATAAAATATCTTAAAATGATTGCGCGAGTGTCAATTTTGCTATATGAGTAAACTCAATATCGGCAACTGCGCCAATTGGAGGCTATTATCGAAGACGGTCCAGAAATTGAGTTCATTACTTGGCAAGACGATTTGGACGAGTTTTGGGTAAATGTAAAAGTTGGGCCGTTTCGGCGTGAGGAATACGCGGACTACTGTTGGCGTGAAATTGCTAGTTTAATCGCAAGTGCCGAGCGTGATCGGCTAGGGCTTACAACACATTAGGTTGGTATGCTGGATATCATTATCGAAATTTTAAAGCGGCTGGCTTACTTTTAAATGACTGAGTTAGATCGGCGGACGGTATCCGAACTGATACCCTACGCATCGAACTCGCGGACGCATAGTGATGAGCAAGTAACCGCTATCGCTGCCTCAATTAAAGAGTTTGGTTTTACTAATCCGGTCTTAATTGATCAAGAAAACGGTATTATTGCAGGGCATGGTCGGGTGCTTGCGGCTAAAAAGCTGGGCCTGACAGAAGTGCCTGTGATTGTCTTGTCGCATCTTACAGAGGCGCAGCGTAAAGCGTATGTTATAGCGGACAACAAGCTGGCTTTAAACGCGGGCTGGGACTTTGAGCTATTATCAATTGAGATGCGCGGGCTAAACGATGCTGGGTTCGACCTTAACTTGATAGGCTTTAGCGCCGACGAGATAGCAAACTTACTTGCTGAGAAAACAGACGGCTTAACCGACCCGGATGATGTGCCAGAGGTTGCAGACGTTGCAGTAACGAAGGCCGGTGACGTATGGCGGCTCGGCAAGCACCGTCTTATGTGTGGCGACTCTACCGTGGCAACCGACGTCGCTAAACTTTTAAACAAGGTAGAACCGCATTTGATGGTAACGGACCCGCCGTATGGCGTTGAGTACGATGCCAACTGGCGCAACGAGGCCGCAAGGTTTAGCCATGAAATGGGTAATCGTAAAATTGGCGCGGGCGCGGTAGGTAAGGTTGAGAATGATAATGTGGCTGATTGGTCCGAGGCTTGGGCGTTGTTTGCGGGCGATGTGGCTTACGTCTGGCACGCGGGTCTTAACGGTGCAACGGTAGCAAATAGTTTGACTGCTAACGACTTCACGATTCGATCACAAATAATATGGTCTAAAAACAATTTTGCCATTGGGCGCGGTGATTACCATTGGAAACATGAGCCATGCTTTTATGCGGTACGAAAAAACTGCAAAGGTCACTACGTTGGGGGCCGAAAGCAAACGACAATATGGGAAATAGACAAACCACAAAAGTCTGAGACAGGCCACAGTACACAAAAGCCAGTCGAATGCATGAAGCGTCCCATTGAGAACAATGCGAGTCCGGGGCAAGCTGTATATGAGCCGTTTTCTGGGTCAGGCACTACAATCATAGCGGGAGAAACAACAGGCAATCCAATTTATGCGATGGAACTCAGCCCGCAATATGTTGATGTTGCTGTCAAAAGGTGGATGGCTTTTACAGGTAAGGATGCCGTTTTAGAGGGAAGCGGGGAGATTTTCCCCACTATAAAAAAAGATGCCGCTTAAAAAAACCAAGCCTAGCTTTAAACCTACTGATGACGAGCGCAAAATGGTGGAACAAATGTGCGCTGTAGGCATTCCGCAGGAAAGTATCTGCAAGGTTGTAAGGGATGGCATCGACGATAAAACTTTACGCAAACATTTTCGCAGAGAGCTAGATACCGCAAAGGTTCGTGCTAACGCACAGATCGGCGGCACGTTATTTAACAAGGCTGTCAACGGCGACACTTCCGCAGCTATATTTTGGGCAAAAACTCAAATGGGGTGGAAAGAAACCAACGCTCACGAATTAACGGACGGTGACGGTGGGCCTCTCAAAATAGTGGTGGATTGGGTTGCCCCAAAAAAAGATTGAACTGCCAAAGGCGTTTGCAGAGCTAACACAGCCTAGCCGGTACAAAGCGTTTTACGGCGGCAGAGGCAGCGCGAAAAGTCATAGCTTCGCTACCGCGCTCTTACTGCGTGGAATGTTAAACCCGCTGCGTGTTCTCTGTTGCCGTGAAGTACAGCTATCGATCAAAGATTCTGTAAAGCAATTATTGGACGACAAGATAGCTGCGCTGGATTTTGATTACTTCTACGAAAGTGTGCAGAGCGAGATACGTGGAGCTAACGGCACATCGTTTATCTTTGCGGGTCTAGGAAAGATGACCACAGACCAGATTAAAAGTTACGAAGGCGTGGACATCGTGTGGGTGGAAGAGGCGCAAACCATATCGGCGCACTCGTTAGAGATATTAATCCCGACTATTCGTAAGCCAGAAAGCGAGTTGTGGTTTAGCTGGAACCCACGCCATGCGACTGACCCGGTCGACAAACGGTTTAGAGGCGACAACCCGCCACCGAAAAGTATCATCCGTAAAGTAAACTTTGATGCTAATCCGTTCTACCCGGACGAGCTAAACGCGGAGCGTGAATACGACGAAGAAAACAATCCGGGCCGATACGCACACATTTGGCTAGGCAGTTATGAACCGCAAGCCGTGGGTGCAATTTGGGATAGATCAACACTAAACCAACACCGTGTGCATGAGTTGCCGCAGATGCAGCGGATACTTGTGGCAATCGATCCGGCAATAAGCGCAGAAGATAACAGCAATGAAACAGGGATTGTGGTTGCAGGTATCGGTGCGGATGACCGTGGCTATATACTTGATGACCGTAGCCTTGTGGGTGATCCACATGAGTGGGCAAGCGCAGCGGTCAATGCCTTTGATGAATACGAAGCCGATGGCATTGTTTGTGAGATCAATCAGGGCGGGGCAATGGTCGCAGCCACTCTGCAAAGCGTAAGGCCGGGCTTGCCAATAATCGAGGTTAGGGCAACACG